GATTGATTATCAATTCACATTGACTTTGTTTTAAAACTTCTTTTACTCTATCTTTTACTAAATCTTCTGAGTTTTCAATTAAGAATTGTAGAACATTATTTGCATTTTTTGCTAATTCAATAACTCTTGCTTCATCATCATAGAAATTAATAACATCATATTTAGTTATTTCAGTATGAGAAAATTTATCACCATCAGTTTTTAAACCTATTAAGTGTTGTAATAATAATCTAACTTTTTTATTATTAATATCATCTTCATCTCTATTATAGAATGTTTCTGAGATGTAGTAATAGTTTTTAACTATAAGTCCTATTTCCTTTAATTTATCTTCTAATTTGGAAATTATTAATTCATAGTTGTTTTTAGTGTTTTTAGAACAGATGATGTAAATATCACCACTTGTATTTTTAAGATGCCTTATATTTTCTAAGTGTATTGTAAAATCATTTTTCTCAATAATATCTTTGTTCATAAACTCTTGCATAGAAAATGCAAGTTTTGAAATGTTTAAGTTTTGATTTTTGGCTTTAATCTTTATTTGGTCAAATAATTCTTTACTTATCCAATAAGATTCACCTTGCATTTCAAATTTGATATTATCTTTCTTATAAACACCTTTTTTAATCAAGTTAAAATCTGATTTAGGTATTCTTAATATAGGTTTATTTGGTTTATCTCTATCAACAATCCATACTTTACTATTTGTAGTGATTAAAGAATTTAGATCAAAGAAAAATGCTTTATTACTTACTTGTTCCATAAACATATATATTAAAAAAATAAAACCTATCTTTTGATAGGTTTTATTTATTATCTTACTAAATTTCTACTTAGTGCAAAGTCATATAGAACAGGTAGATTTAGATTTTCTATAAAGTACTTTCTAATATCACCTAATGTTTTGGATCTATTTACTGATGTTAGTATTGTAAACCCAAACTCTTCTTGAAAGTCTAAGTAGCAATCACACCAAGGTCTATTATAGTTCTCTAGTGACTTCCATTCTTTATATCCACCAGTTAACCAGTATAAACTTTTTTCAGGTGTTATATCTTCTGTATTGATGTCTTTTATTTCTACTTCCCAAACTTGGTCATTACTATCACATTCTCTTATTAAAAGTGATACTGCTTCTGCAATATCTGTTGTTAACTCTTTCCCTATTTCAAAAAACCATTTATTTCCTTCTATGCTAATTTTTCTTGTTTTGTCTGTGAATATTGTTTTAGTTCCAATTTTTTCAAGTAAATCTTTTCTTTTTTTCATAGTTTTAATAAATTATTTTTTATATCAAAGAGTTTTTTATCTTACTCCACTCTTCCAGATTCCATAAAACTGGCCATTTTCCCATATACCATTTTCCCACGCTCCATTAAATTCACCATTCTTAAATATTCCATAGTGCCAATTCCCAAAGTTAAAGTTACCACTATGCCATATCACAGTATTCTTTTTAATTTCAATAATAGCAGATTCAACTTCTGAGTCTATTAACCAGTAGAGTTGTTCTTCTTTTAAAATTTTAAGGATTTGTGATTTTGTAGTGATTGACTTATTATTGTATTTTAATTCTATAATTCCCATTTTCAATTCTTAATTTATATGACATATATATTTTATATTATTTTCCAACATTTTTTCAAGATTGATGTTTTTCTGAAAAAAATGTGGATTTTAATTTTAAAAAGTTTTCAACATCTAATTATAACCTGGTTTTTTATATTTTATATTTATATTTTTTAGAAAAAAATAATTTAATATATAAGTTAATAAAAAATATTAATTAATATGAAGCATCTTAGTAAGAGAGAGGATTTCTTGAGAAGAAATAAATATTCAAAATTACAAAATATAATAAATGAAGAAGCTGGTGGTCCATTTACTAATGACATTCCTTGGGGAGACTCTTTAGTGGGTAGATTGATAAACTCTTTTATAAGAAAAGCAAAAATTGGATATAATTCAACTAAGATAAAACCTTTGATTGAATCATTTAAGAATCAATTAGATATTTTAATATCAAGTTCTCTTAATAAAGATACACTTACACAATTTAATTTATTACAACTTAAAGCATTATTTCATAACATTAAACAAGTTTGTACTAATTCTATTACCGATGAGGAAAAATTAGATCAACTTATAGGTGGTCATCAAGATTTATGGGATCAAACACAACAAAATGGTGGTGTTTGGAAAAATGTTTTAACTGGTGGTTTAGTTCCTGAGTGTTATGAATACATTGAAAATAAAATGGATAAAAAACAATTAGAGGATGCTGGAATTCAAAGAGATAAACTATTAGATGAAATTAGTATATTTATTGATAATCTTAGAAGATTAACTGATGTTAGTGGTTCACCTGTACCATTACAACAACAAAGTGGTTTCCCTCAACTATTTGGTAATTTAGTAAATAGATTTAGTGTTATTAATGAAAGCTTTTCCAATGAATTTGTAAGTATAATTTTAGAAGGAATGTCTGTTGAAGATTTAAAGGCTAATGTTAAGAAAAGAGAGGATGACTTAGCTAAGATGGATAAAAATGATCCAGGTAGAAAGGCTATGGAAAATGAATTAGCAAATGCTAAAAGATTGTTGAATAAGAGATTGGGTAATAAAAATAATGCATCGAGTAATACATCAAGTAATACATCTGTTGCAAGAACTGGTGGTTTGGTAACAACTGATGGTCAAAATACCAATAAAAGTGATGTATCAGTGGTAAATAAAACTGAAACAGGTTTGACTACAACTGATAAGGGAGGTTTGGTTGTTGGTGCTACAGGCTCTGCTAAACAAGAAACTGGTTTAGTGGTTACTAATGATGATACTAATGCTAAAATTGCAAAAATAAAAGAGCTTGCTTTAAAATGTGTACCTAAAAAATTAGATACAACAGAGGAAATTTTAAAGGATGTTGATGCTGTTGGTTTTATTAAGGCAGTTGGTAGTTTAGAACAAACTGATTTAGATTATTTAAAGAGAAAGAACCCTAAAGAATCATTTGAAGGTGATATAAATAAACTTAATACTTCTAAAGAAGTTGAGGATATAAAAGAGGAACCAGTTAAAGAACAACCTAAAACTAAAGAACCAGTTAAAGAACAACCAAAAGTAGATTCTAAAAAACAACCTGAAAAAGTTAGTGAAACATATAGATATGATGGATATTCTATATATGAGGCAACAGGTACTCAAAGTTCAGGTACTCAAAGTACTACACAACCGGTGGTTATTGATTGTTGGAATAAGTTTGTGACAGAAGGAAGAATACCAGCTGAGATGGTTAATGTAACTCAAAGAGAAATAGATGAATTAGAAAGATTGACTAATGAAAATATTAATGGTACATTAACTATTGATCTATCTGTTAATTCAGACCCTATTATTGCTATTTGTAGAATATTCAAGAGAGCAAATGATATTTATTTTACTCCAGTTATACCATCTGGAAGAACTGGTGGAAAAGTATCTAATAAAACATTCTTAGAATATGAAAAATTAGGTGGTGCATCATCTGGTGCAAATGATGCAGACAACCCAGGATATGGTCCTTGGGCAGTTAAAAAATTAAGAAATGCTTGGACTGATGGAGTATTACAAGTACTTGAAGACCAAAAATATAGAAAAGTATTAGCAAATCTTAGATTTATAGTGCCTGGTTCAGAGGATAAATTTAATAAGAGTGAATCTCTTATTAAGAAATATGATTCTTTTATGAAAGTATTTGAAGCAGAAAATACTACTGATACACCAGTTGGTGGACAATTAGGTAAAGATAAAAAGTCACATGGACAGATTTTGTTTGATTTTATAAATGATTTATTGGATAATAAAACTGCTGCAAATTTTGATGAACAAAGAAGAATTTTATTGAAGAAATACTTTGAACCTTTTGGATTAAAATATACTGGTGATAAAGGTACAACACCATCACCTATTGTTAAACAACCTGAATGTGATCCTAAAACTATTTTTTGGTCACCAATTAGTAATTTTTCTAGTGGTAATATTCAAATACAATCAGGTAAATTTTATGCAATTCCAATTGTTAGAACTACACCAGGTAATCATGATATGATATTTTTACAATTATTAAAAAGAGTTACACCACCTGCTGGTATTAATGTAGAGTGTTATTATACTAAATTTGTATTTGACAATCAAACAATAGTTACTAAGTATAAAGAAGGTAAACACCCAGATTATAATATAACTACTGACTGGTCAACACAATCTAACTCACCTAATAATGTTTATTATGGAATAGTAACTAAAATAAATAATAATAAGTTTAGTTTATTTTATGCAAATGTTGCTAACCAATCACCTGATAAAATATATGGTAAAAAGAATGGATTTACTGTATCAACAAGTGGTACAAAAACTGGTCCTAATGGTAATTTTACAGTTTGTTTATCAATACTAATGGAATCAGCTGCAACAAATCAATCTACTGCAGTAAATACTGATTTTTGTGGTGTTATAAAAGGTGAGAAGAATAGTCATGTTGATAATCTTAATATAGTATCAAATGATCCAGATTTTAATGAAGTACTTGCTACTGCATTAGTTAAAAAAATGGAAAAAGAATTTGCAAATCCATAGAAAGATAAAAAGAGAGTTTAAGCTCTCTTTTTTTTATAAATCTTTTGAAATATCACCAAGAAAATTAACTTCTTCCATAGTTAATGATCCAAGTCCTTGAGAAAATATTTTTTCTAATATAGAATCTAAACTCAGACCAGTATTTACTGTTTTACCAATATTACAAGGTAAATCACCTGTATCTAATGAAGGTACATTTTCTACATATCTAATAAAATTATCAGTAAATTTCTTACCTTCATAATCCTGATATGCTATAATATACCCATTTTCAGGATTTATCCATACTCTCCACCAAACCGCTCCTGTTATACCTGAAAGTATGGCTGCCCACAATTTATATGCTAAAGAACAATACTTATAACTTTCACTACAAGTTGGAAAAGCATCAATATCATCAACTCTAGGTAAATTAATGTTCATTTTTTTCAAAAAGTCTGCTATTTCATGTTCATTATTAAAATAAGGAACGGCTTCTTCATTAGTTAATTCTATTACTACTAAGTTTTTACTTAACATATATTTTATTTAGATTACAAATATACAATATTATTTTGGATAAAAAAATAAAAGTTGATTATTTTCATTAATATATAGATTATGAAATATCTAAAAGAATATAGTTTGTTTTTAGAGGATGCAGGATTAGATATACAAGTTACAGATACACCTGATGTAAAAACATCAAAACAACAAATGGAACTTGTTACAAAACAATTAGCTGATTTTAAGACAAAGAAACCACAAATTGATACTTTGTATAAGACAATCAAAGATCCTGCTCAAATTGAAGCTGGATTGATTAAAATACTTGGTACAGATGTTAAAACTAGAAATCCATTTTTAGTTGACTATGCATCAATTTGTAAAATGAGTTCTGATGTTGATAACATGCAAAATGATAATTCTTTAGATAAAGTAAGACTTGATGACTTTCAAAGAGATTTGAAAATAACAACTGACCCAAATACAAAACAATCACTGACTACTAAAATGGCAGAGATTACAAAGAGAATGAATGATAGAGTCGCTAATATAAATAAACTTCAAAATGATTTTAACCTTGCTAATCAAAAACAAAAGGATAAAATGTTGAAAATTGAGAAGGAAATAAAGGATAATATCACAAAAATATCTAATGTTAATCAAAAATAGAAAAAATATCACTTTTTTCTTTTAATATATACATTAAAATAAAAATTAAAATATACAATATGACAATTCAAATTGGAAAATACAAAAGACCTGGTATCTTCATTGAAGAAATTGACAAGTCAATTTTTAGTGCAGCTGCAGCAGCAGAATCAATAACTAACCTTGTTATTGGTGTATCTAAAAAAGGACCAGTTAACACACCAATTAGATTAACTACAGTTTCAGACCTAGAAGCTGTATTTGGTCAATTAGATAGAAACTTAGAAAGAAAAGGATCTTTCTTTCATAGAACAGTTTCAAAAATGTTAGAAACTACACCAGTTTATGCAATGAACTTGTTAGTTACTGATGATACATTAGATAAAATTGAATATAAATCATTATCTACATCAGCAGTTTATAAGAATGACATTAAGAGAGAAGGACCTTATAGAAGATTCTTTGATACTACAGGATTCTGGAATAGAGATACTGAATCATTCATTAACTTAACAAAAGGTGATCAAGGATATGCTGAAAGAGCATTAGCTTTAACTAACTTATCTGATAGACACATCTCTGTATTTGTTGTTAAAACATCTGTTACTGGTTTTGATAGAACTTTACTTGAATGGTATGGTTCTGTTGAAAAAATGCCTGCTTATGTTAGCCAATTAGATTATGCATCTGATTATATGGTTGATGTTGTAGTTGTTGGTGGTGATTGGTCTAACTACCGCGAACTTGCAGTTGATTCAAGATGGTCTGCTTACTTTAATGCAAATGGTTTAATAAAAGGTCAGTTAAGAAACTTTGCAAATGATAGAAATATCACTTTGTTAGCTTACTATGAAGGATTGTCACTTATTCCATATTTTAGAGATTTGAATGGTAGAAATATATTTATAGAAACATCAATTAATAGAGATACTGACAAAACAGGTTTATTCTGTGAATTTAATGCTGATTTAGTTGAACAAGATTTTTATACTGGTTTAGTTGACCTTACAGGTAATACTTTAGCTGATATGAATGCAACTGAAATTGATTTCTTATCATATAAAGAAACAATTGCTGAAAGTGTAGAATTAACACAAGTTCCACTTGACTTACCAGGAAATGTTACATCATTATTTGGTAATAGATTTGGATTAACTGGTAATTTATATAACTCTACTATATTTTCAAGTAATTATAATAATACTGCAGCTGTATTTTCAACAGGTAATGTTGGTACTCATGTTTTATCTGTTGATACTATTGGTGGATATGGTTATGACTCAACTGCAAATGTAACTCTTGCATATAGTGGTAGACTTAATTCTGGTACTACATTTAGTGCTACATCAACTACAGTTGATGGTCTTTATGGAACACACACTAATATTGGTTTCACAACAGGTGATGCTAAGGCAACTGTTTTTATTGATTATACAAATAAATTGAAATTACAAACTATTGCAACTGCTTCATTGAGTGTTCAAATAGTAAGTTCTTCAGCATCAGCTACTTTTTCTTATGCATTAGGAACAGCAACTGCAAGTTTTGCATTTGATGGTGATGGTTTAATTAGTACAATTACTGTAACAAATGAAGGTAGTAATATTGCACCAGGTACACAATTCATAATTGCAACAAATTCATTTGGTGCTACTTCTAGTTACTCTGTATTAACAATAGGAACAAGTTCTGTTCAAACAGAAGTTAAAACAGTTAGTATAACAAATGTTGGTTCATTTGGTGGTGCTTACAGCTCAGCAGGTACATTAACATTAGCAACTGCTTCTCCAGTTAATGGTACTGTTACTATGTCATTAGCTGACAATAAACTTGAGAGAACAATTTCAAGTATTAACATTGTTGATGCTGGTTTTGATTATCAAATAGGTGAAAGAGTAACTTTAAATACCTCATCTTCTCCATTTTCAACAAATGTTGATGCAGAATTTATATTAAAAAGTGCTAACTTAGTATCTGTATCAGATTATTCATATGCTGGTCAAGCACCTCAAGCTTTTGATGATAATGGTGTACCTGCTACATCTGGTATAATCACTAATAATGGTGATAATAGAACAGGATGGTTTGGTGAAGGTTCAGTATTTGATATTAAAAGAGTTGGAGGTACAACATTTTTATCTTCTACTTATAATGTTAAATATAATGTTGGTGCTGATTATGGTAATGCTTTTGCAATTATGAATGATATAAAAGTGAATTTTACAACTCAATTAAAATCATTTGATATTTCAGTTAGTGCTTACCCAGTTAATAATACTGCTACAAAATATACATCTGTATTCTATTTAGATACAACTGGAAATATTAATGTTAAGAGTAGTTTAGTTAAATCAACTAATCCAAGTGTTAGTCAAGATGATATTGTACTTGGTTATGTTAAATTAACAGTTCAATCAGGTGCATTCACTAAATGTGAGTTTACTGATATATCAGTTGATAATACTGGATATAAAGACTTTGTATTTGGTAAAGAAATTATAGATACTACTACACCAGATAATAGAACCGCTCCTGATTTCTATATTGAATCATTAACTCCTTCAACAGGATTTGAATCATCATTGAAATTTGAATTTATTGGTACAAGTGCAGTAAAATCATTTACAAACTATGCTCAATTAAGAAAGTTTAAAATGTTTAACTGGTTGGTTGATAAACTTGATGGTGTTAATAAAAATAAACTTACATTATTAGTAGATTCAAACTCTATGACTAAACATAGTTTAGAAAATGCTACAATAACTGATATTGTTTATGCAACAAATAAAAATAAGTCATTTGTTTTAAACTTGATGACTACATTAACTGCTGATTTAGAACAAGGTTGGTTTAATTTATATACAGAAGATAATGAATTTATCTTAGGTACCGAAGAAGTTGTTACTAAAGATGAAGTTGCTACTGATGAACAAGGTGTTGTTGGTAAATATTCTGACTTCTATTTAGAATTTTATAATGGTAAAATTAACACAGGAGATTTCTTCTATGATAATAGATTATATTTTGATGATTTTGAGGGTCAATATAATGCATTTGCTGAAACAAGAGATAGTATATCAGTAACATTTATTGGTGGTGAAAGGGCATTAGGTGAAATATCAGAGTATGCTGGATATAATTATATTATTTTAGGAACTTCACAAATGGGTATTACTTCATCACAAGTTAATTTAACTACACAAGAACATATTATAGTTCCTTCATCTGACTTAAATACTGGAGTATTTACTATAGTTAATAATTCAGTTAATCCAACAGGACAAACTCCTGCACAATTAGCAAGTGTTTTAGGTTATACTGGTTTTGCATATGAAGTTGCTGAAAATGTTACTTATGAAGCATTAACTGGAGTTAATACAATATTTTCAGTTGATAGTAAAAACTATCTTAGAATGTATATTGATACTAATGGTGCATTACAAGCAGCATTTGTTGATGAGACTTTAGAGTCTAGCTCAGTAGTTGATACTATTGCAAACAATACTTTCTATGTTCAATCAGAGTTATCAAACTTAAAAGAAACAATTGAAATTGAAACTCCAGTAGGATATACTCAAGTTCCTAATAAGATATTAGTAAATGGTTCAAGATACACTGAATTAAAAGTTGGTGATTTCTTAGAAGCAGATACTACTGGAATTGAGTTACCACTTGGTCAACAATATGCAAGAAAACTTACAAGAGTTTTAAGTAAGAGACAATATGCAGGGGATCCTACATTATCTGAAATCTCTTGTGATGCTAAGATATTAAAAACTGAGTTAGTACTTGGTAGTGGAGATTATCAAACAACAAGATATTCAACTATTGATCAATATGCAACAACTTATAAAGCTATATCATTAAAAGGATTTAGAATTAGAGAAGCTTCTTTACCTGATGGTACTGAAACAAAACAAAATAGTATATTAAATGCTGTTGCTAAAGGAACACCTTTATTTAAAGCTTTAACAAATAAAGAAGCATTTGACTTTAGATATTTAGTTGACTCATTTGGATTAGGATTAACAGAAAGATCAAAACAACAATTAGTAGATATTTGTGGTGAGAGATTAGATGCATTTGGTTTCATCAATATGCCATCAATCAAACAATTCAAAAATTCATCTTCTCCAAGTTTTGTTAACTCAGAAGGTGTATTACAAGCAGAGTTTATTGCTAAAGGTGGTGACCCAGAAAGTAATCCAGCATTCTTATACTCATTTGGTGAAGGAACTGGTGTTTCTGCAGTAGGTTACTTTACTCCTTATGTTACTATTAATGATAATGGTAGACCATTAAGTTTCCCACCTGCATCTTATGTAGCAACTACATATGTTAGAAAACATATTTCTAATGTTAGCTCAGTTACTCCTTGGACTATTGCAGCTGGTGTTACAAATGGTAGAGTTACAAACATTGCAGGATTAGAGATTGATTGGGATCCATCAGATATTGAGTTCTTAAACCCAGCTCAAATAAATCCAATTGTATTGAAAAAGAACAGAGGATATGTTATTGAAACAGAAAACACTGCTTTAGTATTATACAAATCAGCTCTTTCTTACATACATGTTAGAGAGGTATTAATTGAGCTTGAAAGAGAGTTATCAAGAATGTTACTTGATTACCAATGGAAATTCAATACTCCAGATGTTAGAGCAGAAATTAAATTAAGAGCAGATGTTATCTGTGAGACTTATGTAAGTAAAAATGGTTTATATAACTACTTTAACAAAATGGATGATGAAAATAATACTGCTGAGATTATAGATAACCAAATTGGTGTTCTTGATACTTATGTAGAACCTATCAAAGGTATGGGAATCATTGTAAATAACATTACAATATTAAGAACTGGTGCTATTGCAGCAGGAGGATTCTTAAATGCATAATTCATAATAAATTAAATAAAAACCCTTAGAGAAATCTAAGGGTTTTTTTGTAAACATAATTTAATTTATTTTATATAAAGATAGAGGGATATATTATATCAATATATAATAAAAAATAATAAATTAAATTATGTCAAATAAAAATGAGATGTCAGAAGAAGAATACTTAAAAAGACACTTAGGAGATATAGAAACTGGTAAAAATACATTTTCAGATATTCCATTTAAACAAGAACCTCAAGCTCAGGTAGAGGCTACTAAAGTAGAAGACTTACAATACTTTAATTGTGATATTAGAGAATTACCTTGTGGTCAATTTTATCCAACAGGTTCATTATTTATGGTTAGACCTGCTAAAGTAAAAGAAATACAAGCATATTCAATGGTTGATGATAATAACTTCTATGATATTGTAGAAAAGATGAATGATATGTTACAATCTTGTGTTAGAATTAAATATCCAGATGGAAGAATTGGTTCATACTTAGAAGTTAAAGACCAAGATAGATTATTTTTAATTTTCTTGATTAGAGAGTTAACATTCCAACAAGGTAATACATTAAATGTTAATGCTAAATGTACTTGTGGAAATGATGTATCTTTAGAGTTAACTAGAAAGAACTTTAGTTTTCATGAAATTGATCCAAAATTAGATAAGTATTTCAGTGCAGCACGTAGTTGTTACTATTTTGAAACTAAATCAGGAGGTCAATTTGAATTAACACCACCAAACATAGGTTTACAAAAAGCATTTACTGATTATATTATCACTGAAAATAATAATAAGGTTTCTCCAAACTTATCATTCTTAAAGATAATTCCTTTTATGTTAGGTGGTAGAACTAATATTACATATGATGGTATTAAAGCTAAACTTGTAGAATTTCAAAATATGAGTGATGCTGATTTCCAATTCTTAAATGCTGCTGTTGGTAAAATGACATTTGGTATTAAAGAATTAAAAAAACAATGTGAGTGCGGTGAGGAGGTTACTGCAGAAATGCAATTTCCCAACGGAACATCAAGTATTTTCATTATTCATGATGCCTTTGAAGCATATATTAAAGAATAAGTTACTCCTTCAAAAACATTTCCATACACAAGAAATATCTATGGATGAATGGCCTTATTGGATGTTGGAAGAAAATATTAACATTGTAAATGAAATTATTGAAGAAGAAGAAAATCAACGTAAGAAAGATGAAGAATCACAATCTGCATCAATGCCTGATACAAGTTCAATAATGAAAGGAGCACAAAATATGACAAGTAATATGCAAATGCCAAAGTTCTAAAATAAAAAATCCATCAATTTGATGGATTTTTTTATAGTTTTTAAGATTAATAACCTGAAACCAATGGTGGGTTGATTGTAAAGTTATTGTCAATGTACTCATCAATAAAGTAGTCATAAACAAAGTCACAAGCAACTTCATTGATAATATCATTTTGTGACCAATCTAATTCAAAACCTGCAATTTTAGTTAATTGAACGTTTTGGAATGTAACTCTTCTTAAAACAACACCTTTTTTATCATGTTGGTTAACAATAATAGTACCAATAATATCACTTTTATAGTGAAGAGCACCATTTTGTGAATTGAATACTAAATCATACCATGCTTTCATAGTATTCCAGTTTTCAATAGAACCTTGTTGATTAACATTCAACTGAATAGGAATACTCAAAGTACCATCAGTTTTACTTGGTGTTGTTTGAAATACTCTAGTTGAATATTTGAATCTTTGTTGTTTAGTTTGAATGTCAAACTCAGTTAATGGTAAATTAACTTTAGTTGCATTTTGCAATAATAAGATTGGATCTCTACCTTGTGCTTGTAAAAGAACTGGTAAGATAAATGTAATCTCAAATAAATTTTTGTAAACTACTTCATCTGGAAGCGTTCCAGGTCCCCCTGGTGAGCCTACACCTTGTAATTGGGTATAATGTGGTAATGGCATGTCTTTTTATTATTTTTTTCTTAACTTTAAAGTTATTAAAATTATATATTAAATATTTTCTCTTACTACTATATATTACTTTAAAAAAGTGACTTTTTTCTAACTTATTACTTAAAATACCATATAAATAAAAAATAATTATGTAGTAATGAAAGTTTATATGATAACTGATACCCATTTTGGTATTTACTTAAATAATTTAGATAAATGGCAAAATATGATGGAGTCAACCTTCTATAATTTTGTAATTCCTTATTTAAAAGAAAATGTTAAACCTGGAGATGTCTTAATACATCTTGGTGATTTATTTGATAATAGAAATAGTATTCCTATTATTACAATGAATAAAGTAGAGAAAATACTTACTGAATTATCAAAGATATTACCAGTTCATATTATGGTTGGTAATCATGATTTATTCAATAAGGGTACAAATGAAGTTAATTCAGTAAGATTGTATGGTTATATCAATAATATAACAGTACATCAAAAAACAACCACTTTAGAACTTGGTGGTAAAAAAATAGTTCTAATGCCTTGGGTAGAAAAAAGAATGGATATGATTAATGAAATTGCTTTAAACCCTGGTGATTATTTAATGTGTCACTCTGATTTGAATGGTTGTAAAATGCACCTAAACTCAGTGGCTCATAGAAATGCTGATAAAATTGATGTAGAAGACTTTGGTAAGTATTTAAGAGTATTCTCAGGTCACATTCACATTAGACAAGTAAATAAAAACTTTACTTTTATTGGTTCACTATATCAAATGGATAGAAATGATTATAATGATCAAAAAGGAATTACCACTTTGGATTTAGAAACAGATGAAGTTGATTTTATACCAAATACTTATTCACCAGTATTTAGAAAACATAAAGTAATTAGTGAGAAAGATGTTGAAGAATTAGATTTGTTAAAGAACTCTAATGATTATATTGATATTTCAATTTCTAATAATTTATTAATTTCAAATAGAAAGTTAAGAAGAAAGTTAGAGATGATATTAGAGAGTGGTTCATTTGCATCAGTTGATTATATTGATGATATTGTTCTAACACCAGAAGAAGAAAGTAAGAAAAAAGAAGAGGAAGAAGAATTTGATGAGGGTAATTTAGACATCTCTATACAACTTGATTATGGTGATTACATAAAAGAGTATATTTTAAAACAAAAATATGATAATGAGAAGTTCAAAAGTGGTGTAATGACTGAGTTTGATGAAGTTATCAGAATTTATAATGAGAACTTTAGTTCTAAAAAAGATTAATTATGGGATTTACAAATAATGGTTTATTTATAATAAATGAGAATGTTGATATAAGAGGTGAAATGTCATATTATGAAAAACTTGAGCATATAAGTGAGTACAAAGAAGAAATTGGATTTTCTGTAATAGTACCAACTAAATCTGTTATGAAATATTTTTATGATGAAATATCATATGCTCTACCTACTATTACTTGTTGGGTGGTTGAAAATAATAGATTGGATTCATGGCAACAAATGCCTAACTTATATAAGTATAATTCATATGATGATGTTATAAAACATTTAAGTGATAAAAGTAAAAAATATTATGTGACTAAAGTAACAAAAGTTGATTTAGGTAGATGTTCTATTTGGAGTTTATATGTATTTGAAAAGTCAAATATATCAAATATTAGAGAAGAGAAATTAAATAAAATATTAAATTAATGGAAACAACTGCATGTATAGTATTTAATAGGGTAAAATCAGGAATGCCTTATGATAGAAAATTAAAATTATATTCTGAGAGTTATTTAACAAAGATAGTTAAGAAACTTGAAGAAGAAGAGGAATATGAGAAATGTTCTATTTTATCCGAATATATTAAAGAAAGATTCAATCATGAATTAAATTACAAAAACCCTATTATTCAATAGGGTTTTTTTGTAGTCTTATTTTCAAATCTCCTGTTCCTTTTATAACTCTATGATAAACACCCATTGGTATAAAAACTTCACCTTGTATAACTTTTGGTAATTCATCATCTAATTGTATTTGCCAATCTGTTTCACCAATAGATTCAATTATTCTATCTTCTCTATCTCTATGCCACATAAATTCACCAGAGTCTGTATCTTGTTTAAACTCTCTGATAAATACATTATCTGATACTATTTCTTCTTTAAAAGGTAATTCCATATTCTATATATAAAAGTATTCAGGGTAGTTTTTTGATTTTAATCTATATCTCATAACTTGTCTGTCAATACCTGAACCAATTACTGCATTTGAAATAGATTCATATATTATACCATTTATAGATACTACCTTCTTTTTAATAGGACCAGTTTCAATTTCTTTATTACTATCATAATCATATAAATAAAACCAATTTATATATGATTTGGATTGTAGTCTCCATAAAATATAATCATGTCTTTTATTTAATTTATTACAGGCTTCACTTATTGAATTGTAGGTAACACCATCTATAGAGATTTTCTTTCTTAATGATTCAATTTTATCTATAAATTTACCATTTTTGATATTTATATCATTATCTTTATATAGATAGTTTTCAAAGTTATAAGACTTCAATCTATGCTTTAACAATGCTCTCTCTATGTTAAGAGATTCTGCAGCATTTTTTATAGATGGATATTCTATATCATCTATTATTATAGGTTTATAATATTTTTCCTTTAATTTTTCTAAATTTGGATTATTTGACCAGGTGTCACCACCATCTCCACCATCAGTTAGATTATAAAGAATACTATTATTTTTATAATAGTTTATCCAATATTTCTCTTTTATTGATAGTTCTTCATAATTATCACATTTATCAATTACTTCTTTAGTAAAATTATTTTTACCATATTTAAGTATTGCTTTTTTTATGTAAACTCCAGAACCATAATAGTTTTTATCACTTGTTGTATCTTTGCCTATATAAACTTTATTGTTTATTAAGTTTGTTATTTTGTATATTTCCATATACTATATATTAGTAAAAATATATGACTTTTTACCAATAACCAGGATATGTCTTACCTCCAAATAAATGTCCATATTTATTTACTCTACAAGCCCAGTAACCTGCTTTAGTTTTATCTTTCTTCATATCACATTTGTGTCTTGCTGCAAAAGAATGTCTTGCTTTAGGATCACTTACTTTAGCAGTTAAACCACCATGAACATCTCCAAATGCAATTTTCTTAACATTTCCTGTTTTAGGATTTTTAACATAAACATAATACTTTTTAGTACCACCTCTCATTGGGTAGTTTAATTTAACTTCTTTACCTTTGTATTCTGCTTCATTTACTTCTTCAATAGTTTCTAATGGTAAATCAAGTGGAACTATTTGACCTTCATATTCAGCAAATCTTCCTATATCAGTTGATTCATATAATTCAGTATCTAATTCTGATAATTCAATTTGTTTATTATCATATAATTCTCTTGCTTCTTTGATTAAGTCTAAGTATTTATTAGAACCTGGTCTAAATACATTTTCCACAATAGGTTTTTTATTATCTATGTGGTATTGTAAGTTCTCAGATATTTTACCAGAGAAGTTTTCAAATAATTTTAAATATTTCATATTTTTATAAAATCAATTTTAGTTATATATTAATATCAAGAACTTAAAAATTAATATATAATGAAAACTTAATCTAATTAAATGTCAAGTCACAAAAACTTACACTTTTTCAACAAGTCTGGAGATAGTCTAAACTTAAACTATAATGAAAATACACAATTATTTGAAGGTTCACTTTTATTTGATGAGAACTCTACTGATACATTCAAAACATATGCACTTTATACATTAGAAAAAGTACCTACATTTGAATTTGAATCAATTGGTGATATGGGTACTAATAAATTCCAACTATTTAATGAGTTTGGAATACATTTCTATGGTTCTAAAACAAATGTTCCTGAACAAATAACTAATATAGAACCTGTAAATAATGATCCTTCATTTTATTCTAAATGGATATATGGTGAACACTTTGAAGTTAAGTTTCCAATAGGTACATTAGTGGTATTTAATAATTCATTATTAGAGTTTAGTAATACTGACCAATCATTTGTAGTTGTAGGTTCTAAGAAAAATGCAATTATGATTATATCAACAGTTGATAATTCAACCTTTGAAACTACATACTATACACAATACTCAAATTCATCAACTTATACTGGTAAATACATATCAAGTGTTGATGCAATAGGAGTTTATAATTATATAGATACTCAATATGTTAATAATATATCAGAATGGTCAGAACCTAACTTCTATGATAAATTATATGTTGGTAAAAAACTAAATGTTGTTAATTCATCATTAAATGATGGTGCATATACTATTGAAAATCCAGAAATAACAGATATAATTAGTTTTGAATATTCTGTAAGTAAGTTTAGTTTACCTTCAAATGAAGATTTAATAATAGAAGTTAAATTAGGAACAGATTTACCTAAGTTATATGATGGTGGATTAACAATAACATCAGATAGTAAGATACTTATTAATGATTATTTTCATTTTCCAAGAGTATTAAAATCAGGACAAGTATTCAAAATAGTTGGTTCAGTAGATAATCAAAATTTCTTAACTATTAAGGATAGAATAGATTTTGAAACTAATAACAATATTACATATTATGATTTATATGACCAAGTAACTTATAAAGGTAAACTTTATGAGTGTATATTGGCTTATACACATAGTTATGCATCAGAAGATACATTATATTTGAATCCTTCTACTGATACTACTCACTGGTCAAATCCAACACATCTTAAAGTAAATGAACCTACAACAGATGAATCTTTACTTTATGCTCAATTATATTTAACTACAGATAGATACTATTATACACAAGCAGGAACATCATCATCTTCAATTACTATGGCATCCATTGCAGAGAAATATAAAGATGAATTTAAGATGTTTAACATAGACCTTTATTATGAAAATAATTATCTTAAAGCAGATTTGATATATCCAAGTAAGTATGCAAGTGTTAATTTTTACCACACACAGATAGGTGAGACATACTCTATAGGAAGTGAATTAAAGACATTTGAGAGACTTATAGGGACAAAAGAGGTATTACAACAAGAATTAAATTATGACTTCTCTGAGAGATATAAATACAATATTGTATTTACAGATTTAGATGAGTATGGATTAAAATTGATAATAAACAAACAAGTTTATGAAGAAGAGGTTGCTTATATCTATAGTGGTTCTAATATAGATATGGTAAGAACTATTGATAGAACATTGAGAAATTGGTTATCTAGAAATTATTTAGAATTATATAAGTTAGGTATTAATGTTGAATTAAGAACAACTGGTAATTCCAATATAATGTTTTATAATTCAATTCTTATTGTTACAGAATATCCAAATGTTCCTATTACAATAAATGAGATTAAAGTTGGTACTACTGCAAATTGTTACATTGAACACTCAAGAGTTTTATTTAATGATTTAGGACCTTCTTTAAACATTAATATAAATAATAAGGATCATATTGTACCAACTGTAACAAGTTCATCAGTGGCTGATATTCCAACAACATTAAAAAATTGGTATGATTTATATTCTACTAATTTATTAGAATATGGTATTGTTACAGAAGTTAAAAATAACTTATTATTATTCAATATTAAACAAACTGAGAATAGATTAGATTATACTATATCAACTGGTAAAATTAATCTACCAGGCATTGATGATTATAAGATAACAATGAAGATGAAAGGAAATGATGGTTTGTTAATAGCTTCTAATGAAGTTATATTAACTGCAACATCATCTGCTTCATTTGAAGATGCTGGATTTGCAACTGGTATGGTATTTTCAATTAACAATACTTACTATCCTTATGTTAATCAAGAGTATAGTGTTGAGTATTTGGATCCAAAAGTTTTGAATTTAAGTTATCAAGGACCTTTTTGGGATGTTAATAATTTCATATGTAATAAATCACCATTTGTTACTATTGCATTTAGTTTAGGGTTTGGTCAAACTGCTTGTGGATTTGACACATTAAATGGTACATCAGGAGAATTTGATGTATTATCATTCAGTGCATCAGAGTTTAATATAAACTTTGCACCTAATACTTATAGTTCATATTCATATACTGGTGTTTCAGGAATGGTTGATATTAAATATATTGAATTATCAAACTCTATTTATGTTTATGGTGATAGTAGTGTTGGTGTTATTGATTCTTACTATGGATTACCATTAACAACAATAGAACTTACTGGTAATACACAAAGTATTAAGATGGAATATAACATAGTAAATAATTATGTTTATTGTCTATCTAAGAATTTGATTAGTGTATTTGACCCAGTTACAAACTTTGTAATATCAACTATTAATCTAGTTAATGATGCATTTGATTTAGTTATCAATAATAGTAATGGTGATGTTTATGTTAGTTATGAGAACTCATCAGTAATTCACATATATAGTTATGATAATTTAACATCATCAACAACTGATTTTGTTACAATATCATCACCAAATGGTAAAATGGTTTTTCATGAATATGAGGAAGATATTTATGTAACATCAACAACTGATATTGTACATAGAATTAATGGTACTACAAGAGATATTATTTCAACTTATACAATACCTGGTTTATTACCTAATATATTTTATGAACCAGTAAATAAGAGTATTTATGTATATGGTGATGATGTTTATATTATTGATAACGAAACATTGATTTTAAGTGAATTACCATCATCAACAAATCCTGATTTAATATTTAATAATTTAACAGGTGAGTTGAATATTTCTGATTCAAGTAACAATTTTACAAGAATAAGTGTTACTGGTAGTATGATTGATTATACTGATGTTACACATCATGGTTATATTGGATTAAATCCTTATGATGGTTCTATTTATTTATCTGCAACAGATAACAATATAGTTATTATTGACCCACTTACAAACTCTTATGTTTTCAATGTTCAAGCTGCAATAACTACAAAATTAACTTACAATCCAGATAGAAAATCTATGTGGTTTATACAACCATCTACAAATAAAGTGGTTGAGATTGAGGTACAATTAAATAATACAGCTGTTGTTACTCAAGTTGAATCTATTTCAATAGAAGAAAATACAATGTATGGTAGTTTACATCCTGATTATATACCAAGACCTGACATTTGGTTAAAAACTAGAGATTATTTTAGAAGACCAAGGGAGAATTTTAATGATGATGTGCAAGTTAAGTATTATTGGAAATGGTTGGCTGATAATGTTCCTGAATTTTTCTTATATGATTATTCAGGTGAACAATTAAAATTAACAGAGAATATATATAAAGGTTCACCATCATATTCATATACTGGTGTTACACCTTTGTCACCTGCAGTTTTAAATAAAAATGCTAATAATGATATAACTAAAGTTTCATATCCTGAATATCAAAAAACAATATTTGATAAGATTGAATATACATTAAGTTATATTGATGATGAAACTGATATTTCTACTAATGTTGAACCTTTACAATTATTTGTAGGTTTTCAGGCACAAAGTGAAGGAGCATTACGTTCAATATTACAATTGTATAAACATGAGGATATATCATTTACTATTTTATCTGATCAATCACAATATATTACAATGGAAACATTGGATATAGATGGTCCTGATAAGAGAGGTCAAATAAAATTAAATACAAATTCAACAGATGTATTTACTGGTAGAGGATTAAAACCAGGTCAACATATAGTTATTTATGTTAAAGACACAACTAACAAAAAAGACCAATATATTTCTCACAATAATGCATCTATGTTTATAATAAGAGAGGTTTATACAAAAACATTGATAGTTGACTTCTTTGACTTAACAACAGATATGATAGATACTGAAACAACTATTGTAAATAATCATCCAAAATCTGGAGATGTTACATATCTTAGTTTTGGTATTAAGGTTAAAGATAAAGAGATAGGTAGATTTTACACTTATGGTCAAACAGAAGAAGAGGATATTAGATTTAAAATAGAATTGGGTAATGTTGGTAAATTGATTGATACTAATGATGTATTTATATTTAAACAATATGATATATTAGAAGGTGGTATTGATTGGACTTTCTTAAATAGAAAGAGAAAAGAGATGATGATGATGAAACATCTTATTTACCCATATATTGGTTCATATAAATCAATTATAAATGCAATTAACTTCTTTGGTTATAATGATTTACAATTAAATGAGTATTATAAAAATGTTGATACTACATCTCCTGAGTTTACTAAATTATTTAAGGTAGAAATCCCTGATATTTTTGATAATTCAGTTGAGGGTTGGACAGAAAATGACTTTATAAAACACACTTTACCAAATGATAAGTTTGAAGGAACTAATTTATTTAACTTAACTTATTTTATCACTGATAAAGATGGAACAAATGTATTGACATATTCATTAGATGAGGTAATAATTAAATTACAAGGTTTAAAATACTGGTTAAAGAAAAATATTATACCTTTAACACATAAGATACTTGATATTACAGGTAGGGTTTATTTAAAATCAGGAAATCAAATACAACATAAAGTAAATGATGTTAGAATAGTAAATATTAAAGAGAATATGACACCAGTTTCATTTAAAATGAATGAGGTATATCTTATGCCTGTTAATAGTGGTTCAACTGTTTATAATTGTGTATTGGATTTCTATTCTATAATACCTGGAGTAGGTGCTGATAAGGATCCTCTTGGTTTGGCTACACCACCAAGTCCATTTAATGGGGTTGAGGTAGTTCCACCTGATTATTTTAATATTAGAATAAGAACATATAAAACATATAAAGAGTGGGCACCATTCAAATCATATGTGATTGGTGATAGAGTTATATACTATGGTATAATATATGAATCTGTAATAGATAATAACAAGGTAAATAGTCCAAGAAAGTATGAATTGGTTGAGTCTTGGAAATCTGGTAATACTTATGAACAGACAAGTTTAGTAGAGTATAATAGTGAGATCTATGTTTATGGAGCAACAGGTTCAACTCAATCTACAATAAATCCTTATTTAGATTCAAATTGGAGTAATATAACTGAATGGAAACCTATTAGTTGGGATCCAGTTCAAACAATAACAGAGTATAGAGAAGGTACTAATTTATTACCATTTAATTTCACAGTAGATTCTAATTTAGACCCATTTGTTGTTATTGAGGTAACATCTGATAATGGTTATGGTTCAGTTTATAGAGATAAAAAGAACTATGAGATAAGAGGGTTGAAAGATTTAACAGAAGCATATAAACCAATAGAGGCAATTGGACCATTTGTTCCAATAGTATTAAGATAAATAAAAAAACCCATCAAATTGATGGGTTTTATCTTAGTGTGCTAAATACACCAGTTTTGAATTGGTTTGGATCTCCAAGGAGCACTAAGATTATTTTACATCTTCTTCAAATTGAAGTTCTGTTTGAGCAGGATTTTTACCTTCACGTACTACACCTTCTTCAAATGCAGCAACCCAGTCTTGAACATCACCAGAAAGGTTTTTACCAAGAGTTTCATAGTAGTTAAATACTTTACTAATATCACCAATTTTTCTAAGAATTAAAGAGAATGTTGTTGCATCTTTTGTTAATCCTTTAATTTTATGAGTTGATATTAAATGATAGATATAAGTAATTTCAGTTGCATTAACTTCAAATGTTTTTAACTCATAATCATTTGTAAATTTTGTTCCTTTCATTGATTCAAATAAATCAATAAGTTCTAATCCAAGAAAAACTGTATTTACATCATACTCAACTTTAGTTAAGATTAAGTCAGTTAAGAATTTCCATTGAGGTCTATTTAGATTAAAGTTATATTTAGTTTCTTGTAAAGTATTTTTATAAGAATTCCAAATCTCTTGAGCATCTGAGTAAAGTTTATCTTTTTCTTCATCAGATTTTCCTTTACCATCATTATTATCAATAAAGTTAGTTATTTCTTGTGATTTAATATCTAATTCTTTTTCAGCATCTTCATTGATAAGAATATAATCTATTAGATTCTCAGTAAATTTTATCTGAGGTTTAACTACATTAGTTTCTATTTTTGACATTTTATTTTATTATTTTTTTTAGACAATGAAATCATCATCTTCTGAGTCTTCTTTTTGTTCAATGAACAAAGATTCAACTTGGTTTGCTCTACTTACTTTTTCAACGCCATATTTATTTACTAAAGAAGCAAATGTGTTTAAGTCAGTTTTCACTAATTTAATTTTTCCACTTTCAACATTCATGTTGATTTTATCAATTTCTTGTTCAATTAAGATAGTTCTTGATTCTTCATCAAATGCATCCATTAAATCTTCATTGATAGTTACTAATAGTTCTTTTGGAGAACCTAATTCAATTGCTAATACTGCAACATATTGATCTGTGATTTTAGAAATTTTGATTAAACCTTTTTGTTTTCTGTTTCCTAAGAATTGAAAGTCAATTTTAATAGGGAATGATTTTTTATCAAAAACTTCATAAAAATCATTAATAGTATCTTCTGATACTGGGTAAAAATTTTCATTCATATTTTTTTGTTTATTTTAAGATTATAAACTAAAAAATATAAAAAGTTTAGGATTTAAGTAAAAAATATGTTACTATAGAAGCCACAGCTAAAAATGGTATAAATTTATAGTATAGGTTGTTATAAAATTCATTACTTTTAAATAAAGAAAATCCAATAACTATTAGATATGAGTATTTATCTACCTTTCTAATTTCATAAGATTGAAAAAGTTCATTTAAACCAATAGATTTTAGAAATTTAGAAACTTCAAATGAATATTCTCTTATATAATTCTCAGATATTTTATCTATATCTGATTTTTTAAGAGTAAATTCACCATACAATTCTTCTGGTATATTTAATACAGTGTAAAGTCTGTAAGCTGAATCAAATCTAATATTTAATTCTCTTTCCAATCTTACTTTATTTTGTTTTAATGTTTTCTTATAAAGAGAAAACAAACTTAATTTTTTAAAAAATGATACATTTGCCATAATACTTTTATATTATATTATTTTAATAAGTTTATTTTTTCATTGTTAAATCTACAACAGGATCAGGTTTAAATCCTTGTTTTGCAAGGAAGTCATCTAATGATGATGTATTATGATTAATATTATTTAATAAATCAATCATAATATCTAATTGTTCATGAGTTTCACCATATTTACCTTTAGGTTTCTTTTTCTCAGCAATTAGTGGTTTCTTACCTTTACTTTCACCAACTACTGGACCACCTTTAGTCTTATCTGCATCAAGTAATTGAGCAAATACACTTCCTTTACTTTCAAGTGTGGTCATCATACTATTAAAAGCTTGTTCATTCATTGCAGCCAATACTGCCATATTACCAGTAAGTCTTCTTATAACATCAACTTTTTTAGCATCAATAGAAGCTAAGGCACCACCAAACTTTTTAAGTGCATTGGTCATTTTATCATATGCATTTGCTAACTTAACCATTGAGTTTGCAGTTTGTGATACAGGGTCTAAACCAAACATACTTTTGACTAAACCAGTACCTTTATTAAGTTCAGTTAATTTTTTTGCAAGTGTTGAAAATCCAAGAACATTAGTTGATAAGTTCTTAATAAAGTTAGGATCAATTTTTTTACTAAAGTCACCTTTAGATAGAATAACTGCAGCATTTACTAATCTTCTTGCAACTGAGTTAACAGAGTCTAATTCAATCCAGTCTGTATCTTTTAGTGAGTTTACTATTGATACAAA